CATGGGTCGAGCGGACGCATAAGGAACGACAATCTCAATCTCTTTGCCCGGCGAAATGTCAACAATATGGTTGTACGTGTCGTTAAGACCAGAACTCCAAATAGTGACACCTTCATAAGGCGAATATTGGAAACGAAGACGGCCTCTATGGTACGCAGAACAAATGATTTGGAACCTAAACACAATAGTACCAGTCCAGTACTTAAAAGGAACCGAACCAAAACCTAGAGCGGACAAGAACGTGATCTGCTGTGGGTAAACGCCCGACGTAGTCTGCAAAGCGTGCGGTTGTACCGGTATGGAGAGTACCGTTGTACCTACCGATGCGGAAACACCGATGTCAGAGACATTCATGAGAGTAGGCTTACGGACAATCGAACCGACCGTGAGTTCGTCCTCACCTGTGTCGAGCCCAATAACACGCGGATCAATGGTGGTTTCGGCCTTCGAGCAAACTGTCAGAGGCACCGCGTTCGACACCTGGTCAGTAACAGCCATCCGACTCACGACAGCGTTGAGGAATGGCATCGGTGCTTCAAGTGAAGTAGGACGGCTATATCCAAATAACGTTGCTATGTCAGCAATCGAACTGGCACCAATTTGCGTAGCAGTCATAAAGGGGCCAATAATCGGTATAGCAGTTAGCTTAGACGCGATATTTGCGATGGCTGTGGCGGGTGCAGAAATCAAGCCAGAGTTAGGCACAACTTCATATTCGTCCTTGCCAACAGTTGGTCCACGCTTCATCTTCTTGACTTTCTTAGACTGCGGACTAAAGACAGCCGGAACCTGGTTAGTCGGAAACGCGAGTTCAACCTCGGTCATCCAAGCGTAAACAATTATGGTTACCGGGTCAGTGGCTGCAGACGCGGAAGCGAGAGGAACAACTGTGTCAAGATTGACAACACCCACGTTTGTACCGCTCGAATCGTTGAGATCGATCCAGTTCTTAGGATGTATAAAAGGACAAGTCAACTTAACACTCTGCGAATTGGTAGGGCTAATGAAACCATGTTGAAGGTTACTATGCTGTCGCCAATCGCCGTCGACAGAATTCCGCGTGCCGATCGAAGGTTCATATGACACTAGCACTGCTCCATAATGAAAAGGTGTACCATTGACTTGAACTTCGACATGCATATTGCCACGCAAACGAGCGAAGGACGTAATCTTCCGATTGACTTGGGGATCATTCAGGAAGAGCGCCCATACATCGAGGTGCGTAGTAGGGCCGCCACCAGCGGCCCAAGTGAAGTTACCAACTTGAACAGGCCGACTAAGAAAGTCACCAAGATACCCATTATCCGGCGCCGTCTGGACTGCCTCCATCGCGGACGTGGGTTTGGCAAGACCAATCTGCGTCGGCGTATCAATAGCAAATGTAGTAACATCAGTGCTAACTGCAGAGTTAACGATAGTAATATCATGACTTTGCACCATTCCGGATTGAGCTGCCGGATCAGCTTGGGCCGTCTGAGACGACCCGTTGTTGGAGCCTGAGGCTCCCTGTGAAGAATTATTGTTTGCAGTATAGTTTTTAAAATCACGCACCCATACCAAAGTGCGCAACGGAAATAGGATGTAAACACGAATGTCGGGAAACATCGAAACCCATCCATAAAGTTTCGAGCCAAGCAACTAAATGCTAGACAGACGTGAACTTTGTTTTGCCCCAAAAATTCCAAGCAAACTCAATAGGGTCTTTTTGAGCTGCCCAGGCAAGGTCGGTAGTGGGGCGTCTACTAACCATGTGCTGCTGCAAATTGCGGAGCACCGTGGCACGATCGGGGAAATACGTGCCAAACGGCGCTGCACCATAAACTTTAGCCATACCCGCATGAACCACATCCGCCAATTCTTGCCAATCTTCCAGAGGATGACCGGCATAATTTGACATGGCTTCATCACACCTTCTCATCATGGCGTCCTTCTCCGACATGGTGTCGTCGGGGACCCACCAATTGAGGGTTTTAAGCACGCTTTCTTTCTCCAGAGGAGCCAGAATCATGCCGTTTTCGGTGCGGAAACCCCGTTTAAGATAACTCCACGTATCCACGGGGAACGACTTAGGGTAAACGTCGTTTTTATTGGGGTCCGTAATAATCAAACCCCACTTTCTTTCAGCGGTGGTGGCAATCCACTCCAGGTTGAATTCTTCCGCCTCGGTCGACAACATTCCATCATCGCCGTACTTGTCGGAGTCATTGTAGACGTTGAATTTCGGTTCGCCATCCACCAAGTACTGCGGGTACTCCAAACAAAACGTTTCCCACAACATGGTAAGAATAATCTGTTGAATTACCGAATTCGCCACGGCGGTGCAAAAGACACCGGAACCCAAGGATCCCTTCACCATGATGATCGTATCGCGTACATTAAAAATGGGGAAAATCATCAAGGACAGGCCGGCGGCCGCAAGCACTTGCCACGGGTGTCCACACACGGTGTAGTCGGCGGGAAAAATCGCAGTGGCCATAGCCATGAAAATTCTCGCGAACTCACTAAGTATGTGGTCCGCGTGCGACTTATCGAACTTCTTGAAGTCGTACATCAAATGAAATTTCCTTTTCCGATGCTTCCGGTGCAATTCTTCCCATTGGAACGAGTTTGCGTTTATCCCGATGGATATCCCGAAAAGAAAGGGGTTGTCCTGCATAATCTTCATGACGGGCAAAAAGATGCGGCGCATAATATCGTTGTAAGCGTAAGGATACTGCGTGAAAATACGTACGGACTTCCCGGGTTTAAT